TTAGTTTTTTATTTCCTTCTTTTTTTTTTTTTTAAACCTATAAATAAACAGGTAAACAAATGAGTAAATTTACTCATTTCTACTCAAATGAATCAAACAAAACCAAAGGACCCCCTGGTTCGGATGGTTCGTTTGATTCGTTCAATGCGGATGGTTCGCCATAACATATTGATTTTATTCAATCATTATGGCACGATTATTGCATATCCAAAAACATCAATAAATTCAATCATTTATCACAATGGCATGATAATTGCATACCTTATGCTAAAACGATTGATTGCTCATCCGATTAAGGCTTTATTTCCTTAAATAATTGACTCATCCGAGACCAAATCCCATTCCTCAAAGAGGAGACCAAATGATTAACCTTAAATGAATCAAGTCAATAAAATAAATTTATTGTCTCATCCATTTTTAAGGAACCCTCCGAGCGCCTCGCTTTATAGTTCCGCAACCGAGAATTGACCCCTTCGGATCCGATTTCCCCTCTTTCATTGAGAAGGCTCCCCTTCGTTAAAAGGTTATCTTAATTGTTATCGTCTGGAATCTCCTTGAGGAACGGGACCAACGAAGGATTCAATCTCCTTAATCTTTTCGCAAGTTCCTCCACTCTTTTCTTAGCCGTCTCCTCTGAAGTCTCATTTAATCTTTCTCGTTCGATTTTCTCAATACGGAGTCTTAAGACTTTAAGCGCATTATCATCCAAGGTCTCAAGCTCGTTTAGGATAAATCTTAACCGCATAATCTCCTCCCTCGGGAGCCTCCCCAATGAAGGAGGGAAATCTTTCCTTAAATCAGCCCCTTTTCATTGGAGAGGGTCGTTCTTATTAGATTAAAATTCTATGCCTCGTTTTTGGTCTCGTCGTTTTTGGTCTCGGCCTCGACCAGTTCCCTCAATTGAGTCGAGGACATTTTCAAGTAATCTGACTGCTTCTCAGGATGGAGATTGGACAAATAATTGACCATTTCCCCGATAGACTTTGAGACAGTCTCCTCCTTCGGCTCGATCTCGGCTGCTAAGGTCTCGATCTCCTCCTTAAGCGCCTTCTCAGATGCGATGCTGAAAGCCGTGAGTGCCGTCTTCTTCCCGGCCTTGTCAGACTTCCCCAGCAAGGACTGAATGGATCGCAGGTGATTGAGTCTGGATCTCTTTTCGGCCTTCTCAGCGGCCTTTGCCTCAATCGCCTTAGTGTCTTTCACGGTTGCTGTGAAGTATTGGGCCAGAGCCTCCTCCAAGGTTCCCTGAAACTTGTCCATTTTGGGCTTTCGCAGGAGAACCGATATCGCCGTGCCCGTGAGGGTCATTGTAAGCGATTTTGCCGATGCCCCGTGAAGAGCCTCGACTATAATGTCACGGTCGCTTTCCCAATGCTCTGCCTCGTCCGTAAGGTCCGTAACCTCACAGATAAAGCCCTTCATATCTTTAGCCGTTGATGTGATTTTCATCGCTATATCCTTTCATCGGTTCGAGTTGAATGATAACCCTCCCCAATGAAAAGGAGCTGAACGCTCACCTTCGCTATCTTACAGATACGGTGAACTAGACCTTTTCGAGGTGGCCTTTAATCCCTCCCAATAAATAATAATTGGTATTGTGTTGTCAATCCTTACCCCTTGATAAGAGGGGCGCCTCAAAAGGCTGTTAATAATGTATCGCTCGAACTTCATTTATTTGTCATGCAAGCCCGGTGCCAAAAGGCCAAAAAATTTTAATCACCATAAATCCAATGAGTTATAAAAGATTACATTTTCTCAAAACTCGTTTTTATTATGGTTCCGACATAATCGAGTGGAAAAACAATAACTCAATAAAATCAAATAGTTACAAATTGAGCTGATCGACTGAGGGAGACCCGATAGGGGGGAGCGCGAGTTTTAATTATTGACTAACCCGGGCGCAGATTGCGAGCAAATTTTTTTCATTTACTCAAATTTACTCAAATTTACTCATTGACATTCTCGTACATTTATGATATTATGAGATTATGGATGGGAGACGGAAAAACGATAAGGGACGATGGGAGGTGACGGAGATGTGGGATCGGCATCAGCAAATTGCCCGACTCGTCACCTTTGGGATGTCGAATAAGGGCATTGGGGAGGCCCTAGGGATTTCAGCCCAGCAGGTCTCGAATGTTCGGAACTCGCCGGTTGTCCAGCGGCATGTCCAGGTGCTTCAGGGGAAAGATGATCTCGAAACCTATGATGTCATGAAGCGGGTGACGGATCTCCTCCCAAAGGCCCTCGATGTTTTGGAGGAGAATTTGGATGATGAGGATTGTCCGAGTTCTCAGCGAGCCAGGACGGCATTTGGGCTCTTGAGTGTGGGAGGTTATGGGCAAAACAGTAATGTTAATGTCAGGGGCCGACACGCAATCTTGACCGGAGATGACATTATGAAATTAAAGGCGAATGCTGTGGCTGCGGGGTTTGTAGTCGATGAGGGATAATCTCGATAAAAATAATTTATTGAGTGGGGATGCGGAACTTGATCGCCTCATCTCATTATCCATGATTCGCTCGGATGTTATGGCGAAAGTCTTTTTCCCTGAAATCTTCCCTGCCCCATTCTCTCCTAATCTTCATCTCAAAGTCTGCACCGCTCTCGACTCCCTCGCTAAGAAAGTTAATATCGCAGCCCCTCGAGGATTTGGGAAAACCTCAATCGTCCTTTATGGATATCTCGCCAGGAAGATTCTCTTCCGTGAGACCCGATTTGTCGTCTTCATCTCTTACAGTTCCACTCACGCTGAGCTTCAGACCGAGTCGTTAAAACGTGAGCTCCTCGCCAACACCATGGTGAGGAAGGTGTTTGGGTCGATCCGCGTCGGGGATATCGACACGAAGGAGCTAACGGGGTTGGATGATGAATTCTCCCGCTCCGCTTGGGTAGCTTTTGGAAACACCCTTGTCCTCCCTCGTGGATATGGCCAGCAGGTCAGAGGGATCTTATGGCGTTCAAGACGTCCCGATCTTATCATTTTCGACGATCTTGAGGATCGAAAGCTCCTCCGGTCGAAGGAACAGAGGGAGCAGATTCGGACGTGGTTTTTCTCGGAGCCGACAAAATGCATCTCCCGGTATGAGAAAGATTATCGCATGGTGTATATCGACACCTTGAAACACGAAGACTCTCTCCTTCGTCGGAATATGGATTCAGAGGATTGGATGTCGGTCACCCTCGAAGCCTGTGATGACAATCTTCAACCAACCGCCCCTGAATATATGGACGCAGAGGAGATAAAGAAGGAATATGAGGCTCATAAATCTGCTGGGCAATTAGACACCTTCTTCCGTGAGTATCGAAACCTCCCCATGTCGACAGAAGGGCAACCTTTTCCTCCCGAATCTTTCAACTATTTCGCTGAAGAGGGCTCGCATTTAAGACCCTTTTATCTCTCCCCTCGGGCGAAGGAGACTTTAGCGGTTAGGAAAAGGCAAGATGTCTCCGAGAGACGTGAGGTGAATCTCACGGGAATTGAGCCCTCCAACCCAGCTCCTGTCATCCCAGTCTCCGAGCTTTTCACCATGGTTTTGTTGGATCCGGCGAAAACGACGAAAGAGACGGCTGATGACTCGGCAGCTGTTTGCGTTTCGGTTCACACGAAAGCTCACAAAATCTTTGTCCGGGATGTGATTGCTGGGAAGTTTAAACCTGATGAATTCCTAAGACGGGCCTTTTTCTCAGCAACACAATTTAAGGCAAACCTCGTGGCTTATGAGACTACCTCTCTCCACGAGTACATCAAAGGTCCCATCGAGGCCTTAGCTCGGCGATTCAACATGAACGTTCGATTGCTCGAGGTTCATGCGAGAGGGAATAAGGAGGATCGGATCCTCCAACTCTCCCCTCTCTATCACCAAGGTTATTTCTATCACAACCCGAATAATTCGGCGAAACTTGAGAGCCAATTGATGACCTTCCCAAATGGAGCTCTCGTTGACGTCATCGATGCCTTATCCCAGGTTATTTATGTCATGGATAGTTCGGGGATAAACTTCGAGCCCGTGTCTGATGTCTTTATGGACGATGAGGATGACTTTGCCATGTTGAAGAATGAGAGTTATCCTGAGCAACATTATCTAATCTAATTAAGGAGGATTTATGGAAGGACAAATTGTTGGGATGTTGACGGATCCATCGTGGGAAAACTTCGTCGCATTGGGCATCCAGATTTTGGCTATTGGAATCGCCCTTTATTTCCTTAACGCGATCAAGAAATTCCTCGGCCGCCAGTGGTATCGACGGATGACGCCTTATAATCATGGGGAGTTGATTTCCGTCCCAACGGCAACCGGTCGAGCATTTATGTACATTGGGGAAGCTGATGAATTTGGTGTGCATCTGATTACCATGCCTTATGAGCGAAATGGGGTCAGTGTCCGAGGTGAGCAGATCATCCCCTGGGATCAACTTAAGCCTCAGGTTGTCGGTTGGCAACGAGTGCTGGAAAATCCTGTAGCTGAGCTTTATGAAGAATCGGAGGAAGACTAATGTCTAACGCAAGATTCATTCACGATGCCTCGGATGAGGGTCATGACACAAGACAGCGGACGACACTTTATGACACCCATTTTCGCCTTCAGTTAGGGGTGTACCGTGGAGATCTGGAGTATCGGAGTCAGAGTGTCGTCCTTTGTCTCGACCCGGCAACCATGGAGGCAGATTTTTATCGCTCTCTCGTCGATGAGAACGCTGGGTTTTGGCCTCCGACGAATCCGACAAAGTGGGAGAAACTGGTTGGAGGTGCTGGTGGGACGACCATCATCTATAACTATGATCTTCACGCCGAATGGGATTCGACAATCTCTTATGACTCCGGCCAGGTGGTGTCATATAATGGTTATATGTATGTCTCCACCACAGGTGGGAATCTAAATAATCCCCCTGACACCAACCCTGGAGTGTGGGATGTTTATCCTGCACCTAAACTTGCGCAGTGGGATGCGAGTTACACTTATGCCCCCGATGATCAAGTCTCTTATGATGGGATGGTTTACACTGCCCTGACGGCAACGACTGGAAACACCCCATCATCTTCACCGACTCAATGGGCTCCCATTGAGGATGAGGATTGGTTTCTTGCTGAATGGGATTCGACCAAATCTTATGTCGTTAATAAGATGGTGGCTTATGGAGGGTCGATTTACAAGGCCATTGCACCGTCCACAAATCGTCAGCCTGATGTCAGCCCAGTGTATTGGGAGGAGCTTCAGACTGAGAGCGAAGCTTCGACAACCTATCTCGATATCACCGGAACGATTAACCCTGGGAATGTGATCCAAACAAATGCGAGCGGGGTTAAGTGGAATTATTCTGGAGATCCTGGGGATCTTGGCGATGGGTCTGATTTCACATCGGATCCGAAATATAAGATTTATCTTAACGGGGTTTATCTGAACAAGACCACTGAGGTGACTCGGCTTTCATCCACAACTTTCTCCCTCACCGATCACGTCTGTGATCCGGGGGATGAAATTATCGTAATCTCTTAAGGAGGATTTATGGCTGATATTTCGGCAAGACAGATTAACTTGGAGAGGCCAGATCCTCTACGAACATTTAACGATCTCAATGACTTTATGGATCGGAGAATTGTTCGGCCTTGTCCCTATCTGGATGGATCTGTGGTAACCGTGTCGGGGACGTTTGTGAAGATCTCAAGCGCTCAGGTCCCTGGTGTGATCGCTCCTCTTCCAACTCCACTCCCGAGTTCTCACTCTGGGGTCTGTGCGGTTAAGGTTCTTAAATATGGCCTTCAATTTTACGACACAATCTTTGCCGATGACCTCGGGAACATTCTCAACCTGGTCGAGCTCCGAGATAACGACACAAAAGAAGCAATCACGGATGGCGGGATGACTGTCTACGGGCTGATCCACTGCCCATTTACCGTTAATGATGGAGATCCGATTGGGGCCAGTGGGGCTGAGAATCTTCAAATCTCTTTCGTAACCTGGAATTCTCACGTTCTGGTCTCAGCGACTGTGGCTACTGATGTGCAGTTTACGGTGAATCGACTTTATCTGGAAGGTCGTCGCCCAGCAATTCAATTATTGGGAGGTGTGGAGGATCTAAATTCTTTCGAGGGTGCTGAGGAGAAGACGGTGACCATTGATCAGGGTTATTACTCTGTCACTGGAGACTTCATTGCGGATGAGAATATCGATGTCACCGATGGGACAGGGGCAACAGCAGGGACCTGCTCTTTCGATGGTGACACCGTTTCCCTCGGCACGACAGAGTCAATGTTTAATAACGACAATATGTTGAGAATCTTCCGCGGAGGGCTCAAGCAGAGGAAGGGTGTTGACGTAAATTGGGTGGATGACACACATTTGAGTTTCACAGACCCGCTGGAAATTGGTGAAGATGTCACGATTCAACGATATATTTTTCAGGTAATCTAATCAGGAGGCATAAATGGCTGACGTATCTTGTAGACAAATCAATTTGGATCGTCCGGATCCTCTTCGGACATTCTCTGATCTCAATGGCTATATGGATCGACGGGTGGTTTTTCCTACTCCTTATGTGGATGGGCAAGAGGTTACAGTTGCCGGGGCTGAGTTTGTCCTGGTGGACAGCTCCATGGTGGCCGGGAGTATTGCTAAAGGACAAACCACAACAGAACATGATGGAATTTATGCCTCTCCATTGATTGGAGCGGTTGGGTCGTCGTCGTTGCTTTATGAGACTGATGATGTTGGGAATGTTCTAAATCTGATCGAAATTCGCATCCCGGACACTAACGAAGCTGTTATGGTGGGGGATGCTCAGGTTTTCGGCCTCCTCCAATGTTCGGCTTCTGTCACTGATGGGGATGCGATTGGGGCTGCGGCAAGTGAGAATCTTCAAATCACCTTCGTGACCATCGACGCTTATGACTCAATCTCCCTGGTCTCAATCACCGAGACTGTGGAGTTTACGGTGAATAAGGTTCTCCTTGAGGGACGAAGGCCGGAGATTCAGATGATTGGGAATGCGGCTGAGGATCTGCTCGTGATTGGGGCGGATGGGGCGAAGAGTTTTGTTATCAGTTCTCTTCTTTATACGGTCACCGGGAACTTCGCCCCGAATGAGGTGATTACGTTATCCACTGGGGCAGGAGCTGTCTCGGGGACGGCTTCTCTTATCGGCTCAGTCATCACCATCGGCGCTTCGGCAGTCGAATTTAATGGAGATTCAAAACTTGAGGTTTGGCGGAACGGGGCGAAACAGCGGAAGGGTGTGGATGTTATCTGGGATTCGGCTGACAGTTTTCACTTTATCGACCCGCTATCCGTGGATGAGAATTTCGAGGTGACGCGGTTTGAGGAGGAAACTTCGGCTGCTGTCTTGGATGCCAGTTATTTTCCTGAGGCGGCAGATCTTCAAGCGACCGTGGGAACTCCCTGGTCGTTATCTATCCCGGCAGCGCTGTTTGATTATGGGGGAGAGGCCTTTTGGTGTTCTGATTATTTCTCGCCGACTCCTGCATGGTTGTCAAGTACAGCTGCAGGACCTTCAGCTCAGCATAGCTCAACCTTCCCGTTGGTGCTTTCTGGGACTCCCACCGCAGCTATCACGTTTACTGTTAGATTGATGACGATGGATGAAGATTTCAAATTGGGGCCTTCCATTACATTTACCGTTGAGGTGACATAATGGCTGATCTTAATCTTAATCAGGTTATGCGGCCATTAAGGGTGAATGATTATCTCGAGCCGTATAAGACTAATGGAAGTGTCTCTGGGACGCATACTCTTGACATTACAGGGTATAACATTCACCAGATTCAGGTGGCTGGGAATTTGACACTAAATTTCACCGGCTGGCACTCAGAGTCTGGGGTGTTTCAATCTCTCATTCTCTTCGTGGTGAATGGTGGTTACACCGTCGCTTGGCCAGCGGCAGTCCACAACGCACCAGACATTGATGCGGCAGGCAATTATATCGTGGTCTTGACGACTCCCAATCAGGGAACAGATATTATTGCCAACCTTTATGGGGCTTACTAATGGCTGATCTAAACATCAATCAGGTTAATGGCCTGGCTGAGCTGTTGGTGTTTACCGTTGCCCATGCGGGGAACGACTTCCCGGGGACGGGAGCGAATACTCTCGAAATTGGTCAGGCCAAATTTTGGCATAAAATATCTACCGATCAGCTTTTCCTGGTTTATCGTCTCGGAGCGGCTGATTACCGACTTGTGGAGTTGACATAATGCCTATTCATGAAAGAGATCATGATTTTAACGGGGTCGATCATCTCCCTGGGACGACACCTGCTGCGGGAGAAGTCAATCTCGTGGGGACTGGAGACGCTGGGGCTCTGGTTGAAATCACCTTGGAGCCAGCGGGTGAGGCGTCGACGAGTGATCGGGTTGTCCGCCGGGCTGTGGATGGGCACATTGCAGTCCCAGAGGGTGGGCAGGATGATGATGAGGTGCTGGCGAAGTCTCAGGTTGTGGCACTGATTGACGAGGGTGTTTGGAAGGCACCTGCCCATTCTTTCGTTGCCGACCACACCTCGGCGGCTGTTGGAGATGGAGGGTCTGGTGGGCCAGCTTTGTCCACCGGGGATATAGTTGTCAACACGACAGATGAAAAAGTTTACACGGTGACGAGTGGGTCGGGAACTGGGGCTGAGGTGACGTGGGACTCCGGGTATCTCCCTGTGACTCAAGAGGTCAGATATGGTAAGCTGACGGATCACGACTGGTATTTTGAGACCGACGGTGGGGCGTGGGTTGATCGAGGATCGACTGATCACTCCCGCCAACACGCTATGACATCAACGTCGGATCATTCGGCTGGGAATTATAAGCTATTTTATTCCGACGGCTCTGGGGAGGTTCAGGAATTAACCCTCGCCTCGGGGAAGAAGCCTCTTGTTGGGAATGGGAATGCCGCACCGTCGTTTGGAGGTTTTGGTTTTGCGGGAATCGTGACCTGCACTGGTGACGCTCCTGCGGCAAGTGATGTCTCAGCGTGGGATAATGACTCTTTGGGAATTGGGATTGGCGCCTCTGGCGATCGATATTTGATCTGGAAAGATTCGAGTGGGACACATGCAACTGAATTTGGTGCCGTATGACACATTTCACCTTCAATGAAGTCTCGGATGACACCTCCCCGACGTTGGGAGGAGATCTTGCCTGCGGCGGGAATAAGGTGTCGAATCTGGAGATTGCGAGGTTCAGGGAGACTTTGGTGGATAAGGGGTCTCCCACAACCGGATCGACGGTGACGATTGACCTGTCGACAGATGCGGCTAATGCCTTTGAGGTCTCTCTCCCATCGAGTGGTTCGATTACGTTTGCCTTTTCGAACTTCTCATCTGGGCTCCATTCGTTTGCGTTGGTGATCACAACCGACGGGACGTGCTCAGTCACATGGCCTGCGGCGTTGGAGGGAGACGCACCTGATCTGAGTGTCGATGCGGTTCACATCCTAACTTTCGTCTCCATTGACTCGGGGACAAAAGTCTATTGGGCGAGGTATGTATAAATGAGATATGCACATGTGGTAAATGGGTTTGTCCAACGATTTTATGCGACACTGCCGAGGGCCATTACGTTGGCTAATGGGCTTAAAGTGTCGAATCCTCATGGATCCCGGGCTGAACTGATGTCGAAGTATGGGATTTATGAGGTTCGAGACGAGGAACTTGAGATGTTTCAGCGTCATGGAGAGGCTTATATCGACGGAATTTATGTCGTAAGGCCGGCGGTGGATCTCCCGATTGAGGAGATTAAGGTTAAGCTTTGGGAAGACGCCCGACGGGAGATGAGAAGGGCGTTGGATCAGGGGGTTGTGGTGGACGATATCCGCCTGGCCACAGATGACGAATCTCTCTCCAGGTTGACTGGGGCATCTATAGCCGCAAAACCTGATAAAATTTATTTATTGAGATCCAGGGATAACCGCAATTATCACGTCTCTGGGACGAAGGTTGAGGAATATCACCTGGCGGTTTATGAGTATTGGTATGGGGTGATGGAGAATTACTGGAATTTCACAGCTCTCCTGGAGGAGATGCAGACGGTGGATGAGCTTCGGAGTCATGCGCTTTATCTGAAGGAGGGCTTCTAATGTTGTGGAAGTGGTGTAAGAAGGAGGTTGTTTCAGATGGGTCAGGATCATATTTGAGACTGCGGGCGACGGATCTCTCGTATGCCGGTTTGTATAAAGTCTTAATTTATGAGGCTGAATTTTTCGAGTCTTCTGATTTATCTGGTACAAAAATTCCAGTTTCTTCTGCATCAGCCAGTCGTGTTACTCCTCCACATTATACAGAAAATGCGATTGATGATGATCTAACTACTTTTTGGTTGTCTCTGTCCGGCACCAGGCCGCAATGGTGGAGGGCTTATTTCGGGTCTGCGGTTACAGTAGGTTCTTTTCGATTATATCTCAATCCTACTAATCATCATCCCCGGGAAATGGTTGTTGAAGTATCAGATACCGCTTTGGATTCCGACTGGGTGCCTATCAAAACTATTTATCTGCCCGAGATTACATCAGGACTTGATGAATGGGTCAACTTCTTAAACATTCAAGGGTGATTAAATGTTTTGGAGGAATTGTAGCAAATCCATATGGACACCGACGGACATCCCTAAAGACGAAGCCGATGCCTTACTTGCCTTCTGGGAAGCTACTGACGGCCCGAACTGGGCAAACTACACCTGGGATTTCGGCGATACTGCTGGGGCGATGGATGGCATCACGGTTAGCGATGAGCATGTTACGGAAATTGATCTTAACGAAGACGTTAGCATAGATGGCGATTGTACGGATCTGGCGGCATTGATGAGCCTAACGGTCTTGCACTTGCACAACACATCGGTTTCAGGTGACATCTCTGAATTTAGTGCTTTGATGAGCCTAATTCGATTGTACTTGCACAATACTTCGGTCTCAGGTGATATTTCTGGATTTAGCGCCCTGACGAGCCTAACTCGATTGTACTTGCACAACACATCGGTTTCAGGTGACATCTCTGAATTTAGTGCTTTGACGAGCCTGACGGTTTTGCGCTTGTACAACACATCTGTAACTGGTGATATTTCTGGATTCAGTGCTTTGATGAGCCTAATTCGATTGTACTTGGGAGACACTTCGATATCTGGTGACGTCTCTGGATTCAGTGCTTTGACGAGCCTGACGCACTTGCACTTGCACAACACTTCGGTCTCAGGTGATATTTTTGGATTCAGTGCTTTGACGAGCCTGACGGTCTTGTACTTGCACAATACTTCGGTCTCAGGTGATATTTCTGGATTTAGCGCATTGACAAATCTAACGTACTTGCGCTTGGACAATACTTCGGTCTCAGGTGATATTTCTGGATTTAGCGCCCTGACGAGCCTAACTCGATTGTACTTGGGAGACACTTCGGTCTCAGGTGATATTTCTGGATTTAGCGCATTGACGAGCCTATCGCGCTTGAATTCGTATAATACTTCGATATCTGGTGATATTTCTGGATTTAGCGCATTGACGCGCCTAACGATTTTGTACTTGTACAACACTTCGGTATCTTACACAAACACAATGACATTCTGGAATGATGGCGACAATCGAATTTACGACCTATCTTGGATCGCATTGACAGTCGATACCTTCCTGCACGACCTAAACGAAACTGGCGTTGAGGATGGAATCCTCGATATCTCAGGCAATAACGAAGCGCCTACTGATGGGACAGTGACAGGCATTGATGGTTTGGCGGCGTTGGACAATCTCAGAAATGTCCGGGGATGGACCGTGACCGCGACAACGTAAAAGGTGATTAAATGAGCGCTGATTTTTATTCCCTAATCGCTGTAGTCATAGTAAATCTCTTAGGTCTCGGAGCCTTATGGGGAAAGATTCGTCAGGAAGTCACGGCGTTAGCCGAGAAGCATATGGAGATAAAACAATGGGCACGGGAGGAGATTGAGGAAGTTGAAGATGGCTATCGTTCTGGCCTGACCAGGGTGGATAATCGTGTCCAGTCTTTGGAGAATAAAATTTTCGACTCCCGGGGAAAAGCGAACTTTATGGACGTGGATGAGTTAAGAAAATTTGAAAACGTATTAACTTCTACTGCAATGGAGACGAGGGAGTTGACGAAATCTCTTGTCACGGGGCTCACCGGAACGATTGAGAAATACTATGCAACTGCTGCGCGTGAACGTAAAGAACAGCGAGAGAGAATTGGAAAACTCGAGGCAAGGATGACTGAAGCAGAACAGTTCTGCAAACATCAACATAAAGGTTCTAACTAAATGTATATCGCTCACGACCCTTCAGGGCGCTCGAAAGAGCGCTCATCGCCAGCTCAATTAGCGGCGCAATATAATTATGATTATGATTATCCCAATGGGCTTGACCTTCGTCCTGACACCCCGTTACATAGAGATTTGGTTAGCCGATTGTCTGAGCGTGCGCATGAGGCGAGGAATAATATACAGAAAAGATTCGACGCTTTCCGAGAGATGGATCGGATCCTGACCACTTACACCACTCTCAACCCAGAAGAACAAACGATGAAAGCGTTTGACGAGAAGCTTCCATCGACAATAGTTTTCCCATATTCCTTTGCTGTGATGGATACGATTTTATCTTACCTAACGACAGCTTTCCTCATCCACCCTATCTTTATGTACGAGGGGTCGACTCCTGATCCGAATGACCTCCTCGGAGCGATAATGATTGAGAAGGTGGTGGAGCAACACGCGAGGAATTTTAAGGTAAGTCTCGACCTACATACTGCCTTAAGAGATTCCCTCGCCTATGGGTTTGGCGTGGTTGCTGCTGGGTGGGAGACGCAATGGGGAAAGCGAAATGATGGGGTTGACGGGAGAGTCGAATATGTCAAGGCTGAGGGAAATTCCCTCCGAGCAATCGACCCATATCATTTCCTCCCCGATCCCGCAGTCTCCATCGAGCGAATCCAGGATATGGAATATGTGGGGTGGGTTGAGACGATTGGCTTAACATCTCTCCTCCGACGGGAACAGTCTGAGGGATTGTTTAATTGTAAGTATCTCAGACATATGAGAGGGATGCGATCAGTCTTCGCCATTGACCAATCGGATCGGGAGGAGAAGAAAGGTGGTGGGAAGAAACTGGATGTGGTCAACTACTCCGATCCGGTCGACACCATTGTTATGTATGTTGACCTGATCCCGAGTGAGTGGCAACTGGGGCATGGTGATTATCCAGAGAAGTGGAAGTTCATGATGGCCTCAGATAACTTAATCATCCAGGCCCAGCCGTTGGATCTCAACCATAATATGTATCCTTTGGCGGCTGTCGCTCCGGAGTTTGACGGGCACTCGCAGACTCCGTTGTCGAGGATGGAGGTTCTCTCGGGACTTCAGGGAATCCTTGACTGGCTGTTCAACGCTCACATTGCAAACGTTCGGCGGGCAGTTAACATTTCATTGGTTGTCGATCCTTTCCAGGTTAATATAGACGATATCGTCAGACCCAAGTCGAAGGGCGGTGGGGTGATTCGCCTAAGACGACCTGCCTGGGGGAAGGGGGTTAAGGATGTGGTGCAACAGCTTGGGATTTCTGATGTAACCCGACAACATATTGCTGATAGTCAATGGATTGTGGACTGGATGCAGAAGGTATCTGGGACGGATTCCTCTGCAATGGGTTCGCTTCGACAGAGCGGGCCGGAGAGATTGACCAAAACGGAATTTCAGGGCACAAGGACAGGGGCTTTGGCTAGACTGGAACGAATGGCGATGATCATCTCTGAACAAATGTTCACCGATCTTGGAGAGATGTTTGCTGAGCACGCCATTCAGTTTATGACGCAGGAAGCGTTTATCCAGACTACTGGGAGATGGCGAGATGTTTTGGTGAAGGAATACGGGTTGGACGCGAAACAAATGCGGATGTCTGTCGATCCCTCCCAACTCAACGTTAATTATGATCTCGTGATGAAAGACGGATCAATCCCTGGTGGCGGTGGGTCAGATATTTTAATGCACATGTTTGGGATGCTTGCAGAACATCCTGAATTGAGTCAGAGATTTGACATCACGAGAATTGGATTACAGTTGCTTCGTGAAGGCGGGGCGAAAAACTCAGAGTATTTTCTCCGTGTCATGAATGACGAGCAGGTGGCGAAGGAAGCTGATAAAGGTAATCTATTTCCCATGCAAGAAGGAGGAGGCGATGGCCAAGGAGCTGTTGAAAACCAATCTATCGAGGGAGCGATGGAAGGAATTCTTTAAGAGTGAGGGATGGCAAGAGATTAAGAATATTCTTGAGCAATATATCGAGGATGCTAAGAATGATATGATGGGGTCGACTGGAGATTTCTCCAACCCTTTTGTCACAATGTCTGAAGTGTATTCAATCGGAGGGTCGATCAGAGCCCTTCAACAAATATCTCAACTTGACACGATTTTAACATGGGAGGATACTGAAGATGAGTGAAACGGAGAGAAAACCGATGGATCCTGAGCAGGCCTTTACGCCCCCGCCATCGGAAGAGTCGGAAGAAGCGGAACTTGGGGAGAAAAATTATGGCGATCCCCAGCTTGAGGAGCCGAGATTCGACACGAAAGGAACTGTTCACACAGGTGTCGATCCTTACACTGTTCCGAAGGAAGGGGAAGAAGTTGATGCGCCGGAGGACACCACGAATGCCGAGAATCGAATCGAATCCCCGGAGGAGCCTGAAAAAGGTGAAGATAATGTTGTAGATTGGCGAGAGCGCTATTATCAATCTCAGATGGAACAGCAGCAGAAGGAAGTCGAGAACCTGAAGAAGATGGTTGAGGACCTTAAAGCACAAGGTCCTAAGTCTGAGACTTCTGAACCCGAGCCGCTGGGTGGGAGAGACATCGATGACGTGGTGACTGATCCACAGCTCTTTGAGGAAGTGGTTAACGAACGTGTTCAGGCAGTGCTGGCCCCTGTGCTCTCGCGCATTGACCAGTTGGAGCAAGGGGTCCAGAGTGTCCCTGGGGAAGTCCAGGAGCGGATGCGGATGACCCAGTCCCTCGAGAGACAGGTGGAGGATTGGTACAGCCGGAATAAGGATCTTGATTTCCGCAATGCTGAGGATCGGGCAGGTCAGCAGAAACGCAAGATTATGATGAGTCTTGCAGATGAGATGCACAGTCAAAATCCAAACAGCCCAATCCAAGATATTTTGGACCGCGTTGGAGATGAGGCGAGAGAGCTTTTTAATGTAAGCAAACCTCGACCTGGGCGGACATCGGATCCTAAATCTTCTCTCGCGAGTGGGAGAGGGTCATCTCGTTCAAGCGGAGGGATAACCACAAAAGCTGAACCTCGTGAGATTGACCAGATTTTGCAGGGGATACTGTAATGGGTGAGAGACGAGAAGATCGGTTAAATGCCGATGGGTTATATGGTTGTGCAGGGGCAACTGTCTTCACGGCAACACTTGATAATGATACTTATCATATGCAGCCTGGGGATAACCTGCTGTATGTAAAGCCTGTCGAAGCAATAGCGAGAATTTATCTCCCTCCAACCAGAGAAGCCGCGGGGCAATGGTATAACATTGTCTATGCTGATCCTGAGGAGAATTACGAACTGATTGTGCATGGTGGAGACCGCGCGGGTATTATAAGTGGTTGGAGTATAACATATTCTGCTCGCTTTCGCAGTGTCTCAGTTATGTTTTATTGTAATGGTTTTGATTGGTGGAGATTTAATCCGATCACTGGAGCTTTCGAGGGTTATAACGTACCTGAATAGGGAGGACTTATGGGTGGACGCCGAGAGGACTGGGTAAATGATTCGCACCTAATGCACACGGCGAGAGCAACAATCTTTACGCCGATTGCTGGTGCGGCTAATTATAATATGAAACCTGGAGATGAAGTTCTCCACATTTACACCGACACTGCAGCGGGGACGGCCAAACTGCCGATGATTTCCGAGGCCGCAGGGAGATGGTATTTTCTCACCCTTCGCACCACAGGGAATGACCTGGAGGTTATTGACGCAGAGACTGAGACAACGCTGTTTACGATGGATGTGGCTTCGGATCATCTGGCTATTTATTGTGACGGGTTGCATTGGTACGAAATCAATTCGACCCTGGCCATATAGCTGATAAAATTATTTTATTGAGGAGAATTTGTTATGCCATTTTTGGGAAGTAGATCGACACAAGACTGGATGAAGTACGATCCTGATACCGCAACTTGGGTATCTGGGACTGGGACTTTACGGCCCATGAACTGGAGGGAGATGTATCTCTATATGTATCCGAATGGAGATGCTCCCCTAACCGCTATGATGTCCATGATGAAGTCGGAGGCGGTTGATGATCCTCGGTTTCATTGGTGGACGAAATCCCTGCCGACACAGGCTGGGCCCATCACCAACATTTATGTGGATCCGGCAATGACCACACCTTATGCTGGTGGTGGGGTCTTTGAAACACCCCTTTATGTGAATGTGGATCAGGAGACAGCTGCACATTTTCGAGCTGGACATCAGTGTCTCCTCCGCTCCACCACGGATGTCTTGGTGGATGTGAACGCGAAGGTCACAAGTGTTGTCACATCTGGTGCTAATTCCGTGATTGGTGTCCTCCTGCTCGAGGCAGATGATAATGGTGTGACTGGGGATCTTTCGGATGCTGATCGGATCCTCATCAATGGGAACGTCAATCCTGAAGGCGGGGCAATGCCTGCGGCGTTGGCGTATGATCCGACGGAGTTTTGGAATTACACTCAGATCTTCCGCACTCCCTTGGAGTTGACTCGGACGGCGCTTGAGACGCGGATGCGTGGGCCTCAGGCGTATGCTGAGGCAAAGAGGGAGGCCCTGGAGATGCACTCTGTTGAGCAGGAGAAGAATTACCTGTGGAGCGTCAGATCGCGACGGATTGGGACGAATGGGAATCCTGAACGGACTACTGGCGGGCTTGTCCCCTTTATCCGAAGCTATTCGAATAACATCTCGGATTTTCTGACGGACACTGCTGTGGGCCTCCCTGCCACCGGTGATTGGGAAGACCTGGGTGGGGAATGGTTGGATTGGTGGCTGGCTCAGGTCTTCCGGTATGGGAAAGACTCCCGTGTGGGGTTTGTTGGGTATCTGACGCTGTTGGCTATCAACCAGCTCGTCAAGAACTCTCCCACCACACGGTTTGAGATTACGACAAAGACGAAAGCTTTTGGGTTTAACGTCCACGAGTGGGTCACTCCCTTTGGGTCTGTGGACCTGATCACCCATCCGCTTCTGTCTTATGAGCCGACGAATGCGCGGACAATGATTGTCTTCGATCCGACAGACCTTCGTTATCGGTATATTCACGATACGGACTTCTTCCCAGAGCAGACCAAACAGAATACTGGTCATGGTCGGATCGACGGCAAGAAGGAGGAATATCTAACCGAGGCCGGGTTGGAATTTCATTTCCCCCAAAAATGTGCCATGCTTATCAACTTTGGATTGGACAGACCATAATGAACCTTGGTGAAATAAGACGACGAGCGGTTGCGTTATCTGGTCGGTATGACTTAATCACCGATGAGACCAGCTTTGATGATGAGGGGATGAATGATTATATCTTCGCCGCGCAGAGATATTTGGATAGACTCTCTCCGGAGCGTGACGGGTCGAGTCGGCTTTATTATCCCGTCACGCCTGGGTCGTCTTATTTCACCTTCCCTCGGAAACGTGCGATCAAAGACGTCTTCTGTCACGCTAACAACGGTGATAAGACTCAATTGATTCTTTATGATTGGGAGATGTTCATCACAAAGTTTGCGTCGGTTACGTCGGCTTATGACAGAGGAAAACCGGCGTTCTATGCTATGCCGACTCCGAAACTGGAGTACATAATCCCACCCTCATCATTCGGGAGTTATTTTGATGGTTTCGACCCTAACGGAGTTGATGGAGTTATTGTATTTGCCCCGGCGGCAGATAACCATTATATCATCGAGTTGCATGGCGACTTTTATGGCGAGCTCAGCGATGATTCGAGCGAGTCGTATTGGAGCCGAGAGCACCCGGAGATTTTGGTTTGGGCCACCTGTCGGTCGATAGAGGTTGCATATCGAAACACCGCCGGAGTGAATGATTGGACAGCTGCGATTAAACAGGAATTGTTTGAGATTGATAAGGATGGCGTTGAAGAATTGGTGCATGAGATTGTCCACATTAGGGATTATCCATAATGCGTGAGTTCGAAGCCAGGTTTAGAGAAGGGCTCCTTAAAGGGCTTAGGGTGGAGGCGAATAACCCTCGTTATAATGAGAGCCTTGTGGAGTGTTATAATCTTAAACCTCATCGGTTTGGCTTGGTTCCCTTTGAGCCTTTGGAGGCTGACCCAACAGGGCACACTGAGGCGTGCTGGCCTTATGTCCAATTCTTCGCTGGGGCTAAGTTCTTCGTCTACGCCTGTGGGAAAGACGTTTACGTTTACGACCATTTTTTAAATCTCAAACAATCAATCACTGTTATCCCTGGAGACCGCTGGTGTTTCGCCGACTTTGGGGACTATTTCATAATGGTTAATGGCCTTCAGGTGGTGCAGATTGACCCCGATGGGAATCTCGAGGCATTTGTCTTAACCGAAACAATTCCTCGTTGTCTGACTTTGTGTAATTATCGAGGGCAATTATTTGGTGGCGGGGTTAAGACAGATTGGTATGAGAAGGATGAGAACTCCGCAATCTGGTCGAGAATTGGGCGAGTGGATTTCACGATCAACCATGACAATGAGAGTGGTTTCATTCGACTCCCGACGGTTGGGAACATCCTGCGCTGCATGGTTCTTGGGAATCACGTTATCTACTATGGGACCACTGGTGTTTATGCCGTCTCTCCTGAGACGACTAACCTCAAACTAACCCATTTGTTTAACCGGGGGATTAAGTGGAAGGCTAATGTTGACGGGGATGAGACCCAGCATCTTATGGTCTCCGATGATGGGACGTTATATAAGATTCATCCTGATCTTAAGATTGAGCGACTTGGATATCGAGAGTGGATTAGCCGGTTAAATCTTGACTGGACTGTTGTCTCATATGACTCCCGCTTGAGAGAATTCTACATTTGTGACGTGTGGTGTCGAGAGCAGGTGGTTAGGTGTGAGGAGATAGATTATAAATGTTATCTCCTTAATGATTATGGCTTGTGTTCTGTTCACCAATACCCAACCTCGATTGCTGTGGTGGACGGTGTAAGCTATGGGACTTTTATCGACAATTATGACCACTCGTTCAGTGTTGAGACAGACACATTCGACTTCAACCAAAGATCTTTAAAAACCATAATGGTGATGGAATTTGCTGGGAATTATTCCGGAAACATTATGGCTCGTCTCAAATGGCAAGATACTTATCGAGTGGGTCAAGATTATTTCAAACAGAGGCCATTTAAGAGATTGAATCCACAGGGAATTCTAACCCTCCCCACGTCGGGGATGGATTTCAGGATATCCTTTTATGGGACAGATTATGAGCTGGTGGATAATCTCGATTACATAATCACCCGAGTTAAACTAACTGATAGAAGAATGATCCGAGGTATGTATGCCACAACAGAGAGTGGAAACCCCGTTCAATCTGACGAAGAGTGACCTAATCACGCTAATCAACGAGAGTGTGGATGAATTGGCAACTCTCGGGGATGGGGATTATATCGTGATCCTCTGCATTGAGGCGTGCAATGACACCTTTTACGCTACAGTTAATTCCGATGACGCAACGACATTAAAGGGTAATTTATCCACTTATGTCAATGCGATCCCATGTGTGTCGCTAACCGGGACACTGACAATGATTTACACTTACGCATAGGAGATGAAATGAATCAGACATTAACATCAGCTGATGGGTTGGTGGGTGCCGATTGCCCCTCTTTGGGAACAACCATCAATGATCTAATCGACGCATTGTGGGGGACGGTTTCAGCTGGTCACTCCCAGGTCGCGTTGAACACCACTGTACAGGTGACGGTTGGGATGGCAACACATACCTTCACTTGTAACACAAGTGCGGTGGATAACACAACGCTTAAGGCGCAGGTTACAGCTTTCTTCGGTGGGATTATCGACGGTGTGGTGAAGACAACTTCATTCACCTTAACCTTGGAGTACACAGAATAATGTTTACGCTTGAACAAATTAACGACATCGCTAAGCTGCGGTTGAGGAAGAGGGATATTTTAACCGCGGTTAAAAAGGCGCTTCCCATAACCGAACAGGATGATGGGAAATTGTGGGATCTCATCGAGCAAGGCGATCTCCGAGTGTGGGTGGGGAAGAATGAAGACACCGTTGTTGGACTGGTGACGACAACGGTGATTGATGATCTCATGGGGAATAAGTCCATTTTAATCTACACCGTGACTGGGGCGCAGGTGGCAGATGATTATTGGACCAAAGGCCTAGCAGTGTTGTCGGCGTATGCAAAGAAGAAAGGTGCGAGTCAAATTGTTACCTTTATGAACAAACCTAAACTTGCCGGCCTCGTGGAGGCTGCGGGTGGGCAGGTGTTGTATTATGGGATAATTCCATGCCAATAATAAATGAGCGAATGACGCGGGATGATTATGGTGGGGGTGTAAAATATCCGTCGAGTGATGAGATAGTTTTAGGCGGTGATTATGAAGCTGTCATTGTGTGCGAACCTTTTTGTGGCTGGGTTGCTTGGGAAGTAGCAATTCCTAAAGGTTCGGTTATAAATTCGGCAAGGATTACCTTTACTCATTATCAAAGCCACACCAGCGTTACGGGGCCATTTATCCCGGCTGTCACCGATTTAGGTTTGTCTGATAGCTGGAATGAATCTATGCCCTTAACTATTGCATCTCTTCGCTACCGTGATTTGTTGGTGAAATTATCTTGGGACCTCACGGATGAGTTTCATGGTCGGACAGCAGGGGAAACTTTTCAAACTCCAGACATAAAAAGTTTAATCAATCAAGCTGTAAACTCTCCGTCCTGGTCAGGCTCTGGGTTGTTGACTTTTATTTTCAGGAACACTGCTCCGAGTAAAACTGAATGGGAGAGTTTTGAAGGATATGATGACAAGTTTATAAAAACTTATGACCCGCCCTCAGATAAAGCTCCCGTGTTATGGATTGATTATACAGAGCCTGTGCCGGATCCTCCACCTGATCCACCGGATGACCCAGATCCCCCGGATCCGGATGATCCACCCACATATCCTAATCCTTTTGATGCGTCTTGCATAACGCATTCTTATTGTGTCCCTCCGTTTCCGAGGGTGACGGTCGATGAGTATCAATGGGAAGGGCATATTGCCAACTATGGTTCCAGAGTTGCGATGACTGACGCTATTGAAAATGTGTTTCGTGATTATCTATCCTTATATGGTCACAATCCTATGTATAAAATAAGAGTAAAAGTGGATATGCTCTTAGAATTTTGGGACGCTAATCGAACGACAACTGTAACCTATTATGATGCTGTTGGCTCGCCCTTTACTGCGGAAGAGCAATTTTATTTACGAAAGCATTTTAGCCGAGTCTTCCATGTGGATTCTCGTGATCCCTCTGCAGACGTAGCGAATCAAACTAATGACTTTAGGATTTGGTTGGCGATGTGTTTACGATCACTAATAAGTGGAACGTTAAATTTTTGCACACTAAATTTTTATCAGATTGTGAGGGTTTAGCCATGGGCGGATCTGGTGGGGGTGGGGCTACAGGAATTTTAGGCGACGGAGCGCACGCATATCAATCATGGTTAGATGATTTTGGTCGTGACTATTTACCTGCACAATATTCGCTAATGGTTAAAATGCGTGAAGCGTTACTTCCGGATGGAAATCCTTTCCACGGGGAGCCGCCTAAATCCCCTCTCCTCCAAGTCGAGTACGCTCTCACGGCACTTGATGAGATGGAAGCTCAGATAAATTGGATGATGACGGAGGATTACATATCTCCTGCCGTTAATGCCTTCGCCGATCTGGTCGACATTGATCTCGAATCCTCAGTGTTCCCCCGGTTTGAGACGGGGATGAGAGATATGAATATGGTTAACAGCTCAGCCTTCACCGTGGGGAGGGCTGTGATTGAGAATTATCGACAGGCTCAGGTTGAGCAGTTTCGACAGAATCTGACCATCGAGCTGCATAAGATGCACCAGCAGTTATATCAGGACTCGAGGAAGGTTAGGGCGGATTTCTCGAGGATATGGTATTTATTTGAGACCCAACATTATGAAGAGTGGATGGAGTGGAAAGAGTCGAGAATGCGTTGGCCTCTCGAAGTCTATCAGTATGGCGTCAATGTCCTCGGTGCTGGTGGGGGTGGGACGAGTCCTGTCCCCATGAAGAAGACGAGTAAAGCGGCTGGGGCATTAGGTGGGGCCTTGAGTGGTGCGGCGACAGGTGCAATGGTTGGTGGGCCTTATGCTGTCCCAGCAGCTGCGATTGGCGCAGTCGTCGGTGGAGTTGCTGGATATTTATCTGCTTAAGAGGAGGAATGGATAATGTCGGAATTTGGATTTAACTGGCCTGGCGCCAGTGGTAAGACTATTAGTGATATAAATCTTCCACAACAGGTTCCTCAAGGACAGGGACAGGGGTGGCTTGGGAATATCTTGGGCGGGTTAAGGGAAAATCCTGAAGGTTTCGCCCAAATTGCCGGTCGGATGGGAGCTCAAATCCTCGGTCCTGACCATCCCCTTAGCGCCGTGGGAGCCGGTGCGGCAGATTGGGGACGATCGAGACAGGTGAATAAAGCGCTTGAGAAGGCCTCTAATCAAAGAGCCTCTCGGAAAGAGCAGCTGTTGAAATATTTATCTCAGGCCCTGGGAGATAATGATATCCCCACCCCAGGAGACGCCGACGGTGATGATGATTTAACATTTTCTCTTGGTGGTGACGGAAGTTATAAGATAAATCGCAAAGGTTCTTTTGCCCCAAAGACAAAAACAACTCCTGATCTTTTCCGCCCTTAACCGCCCAGTCAGGAGACGATTGGCTCAATCTGACTGGGCTCCCTCCGGAAGATCAATATAAACTTGCGGGGGTTTTGGGCCAAGAGGATAATGCAGACACGGCACTTGCATTACAGCTGCACCAGAATGAGATGAAGAGACAGGATAAGCTGAATGAGCTCCTCGTGGCAAGGGAAGAGGCGCAGACGGAACAGCAGAGATGGTGGATTGAGCAACTCATTGGGGCGTTTGAGGAGCAAGCGAAAGAGGAGAGACTGAGGGACAAGGCTGAGGCGGAACAGGCGATGGCGAAAAAGAAGTTCGGACTTGATGAGATGAGAGCCAGAGCTTATGAGAGAAACCGGGACGCCGCAGCCAATAAATATAATTTATCAGCTCAGGGACAACAGCTTGATAATCAAGAAGCCCGAATGAGACAAAAGCTTCTCCAGCAGTATCTTGAGGGGAAGGAGTTAACTCCTGCGCAAGAGCGATTTCTCGGATATGACCAGATGGCAGGTGGTGGAGCTGGTGGATCAGGTGAGGTTGAGAGACCTTGGAATTCAATGGACGCGGGGGAAAACCGTTATAATGAGGCGGTTGCAGACGCGGGAAAACTCAAGCGACTTCTCGAAGAAGGTCGATTAGGTCGTGGAATGAATAGGGTTGATCGTACACCTGAACATGTTAATACGTTTAATCAGACTGCACCAAATTCAAGTGTTATGTATATCTATGACCCGGGGAGTGATCGGTATTTTAAGATGAATTTACCTCACACACTAACCAGTAATGATATACGCAAATCGGCACTTGCCCAACATGGGAAGGTGTCACCAGCGACAATCAATAAGGTTTTGGAAACTCTTAATAATGCTGGAGTTCCTTTGAAGGAGATTGAATGAGCGACCCAGTAGCCGAATGGTTGAAGACAAAACAAAGTGCTCAGCCTAAAGCTGATACCTCGGATCCTGTCGCGAATTATCTAAATGCGAATAAATCCAAACCAGGATCTCAATCGGGATTCAACTTCCCAGAGCGACAGGATTGGGGTTATCGGTTGGATAAATGGGCTCGACAATCTCCCATCTTCAACAATTGGTTGACTGATATCCCCAAGGATCGCCTTGGCCCGATGGAACTTGCCGATGCTGCGGGTGGGATTGGGAGTGCATCTCTTGCGTGGATTCTTGGGACGGCTGGGATGGCTCCGACGTATGGCCCTCAGACATCAAAGTCGACGGCTTATGATGACGCGATGGATGGGTTGGCGGCTGGAGCTGGGATTCCGGTTGAGCCTCGTGAGGGCGGGAAAAAAGATCTGACTTACGAGACCCTACAAGCAGTTCCTAAAACGGATGAGGAATTACGAAGCCAACGTGCATATGATGAGGTTGCGCCAAAAGTTCCTCTTTCCGCACTTCCTGTCGATAAGTGGTATCAGCGGTTAGGTCGTGATCTTGAGACTCAGAATAAAATTGAGATGAAGGAGATGTCTCCAGAGGGATTGGCGAAACTTGCTCGGGATCGACAGGAGATGTTGATCCAAGATTTTAATTTTTATACCCCCAAAACAAAAGCTGGTCAAGAGCTGACTCATGATTTCGGGGAGCTTTGGGATAAGAATATCTCGGGACCTATCCGGACAGCAGCTGAATTTTATTTCCCTGATTCCCCTAACGCAAAATTCATGGCTGAGATTGGCGGGGAGATTTTTGCCGGTGCGTTAATGGGGAAAGCTGGGAAGGCAGCTAAGACAGGGACAGTAGGGACAAAAAGCAAACATTTCGGCTCGATTTATCGGCAAAGCAAACGCCTTAGAAGTATAGATAAACGAATCAGAACTCTTCGTAAGAATACTAAGAATCCAAAAAGAGCTGAAAAGTTGATTCAGGAGCTCCAACAAGAGAGACGTAAGATTGAACCTCACTTTCGACGAGCTGCCGAAAATGCGAGGCGAGCACTTAAAGAGAATCCAGACCTATACCATGGGAAGATTAGGCAATACATCAGGCGCTTCCGTGGGAAGATAAAGGAAGGGAAGGACCCTCACGCGGCGATGCAAGAGAGTCTCGATGCGATGGGTGTCAAGTTTGAAGATATCTTTGGGGAGATGGATGTCGAGCAGGCGATGACCGCTGTTAAGCGAGAAACTGAGCCCTTAAAAGGTCCAGAGGCTTGGGCGGCTGATGCGGACCACTGGTATGACCCAAGCAAAGATTATCGGCCTGGACAGACGCCTGATGAGATTAGACAACAATCAGCAGCTCGACGCCAACGGGCTCAACCCAAACCACAAGAGACCTCCATCCCACAAGATACTTCTCGGCCTGAGCTTGAGGCATATAGGGAGCGAATTGAGGCACAACGTCAACGTGTCAAAGCACGGACGATTGAGTTAGAATTGACGAAAGCGCACACGAAAAAGGATGTCGCTCAGCTGGCGAGAGAGGCCAAAGCCGATCCGGATATTGACTGGCTTGTGATTGATGGGAAGAAATTTGCGGCTGAAAAAGGCGTGATTGTTAAAGCTGAGCGGGCCTGGAAAAAGGCGCAAAAGGAAGATCTCCCTGACGCCCCCATTGATGAGCCTAAACCTATCGAGGAACCCGTGAGGCCAGATGTTGTCGAAGAGGCTGTCGAGCCTACCCCTGAACCAGTCGGGGCCGCCCCGGTCGAGGGAAATGTTTTTGACATCTCGAATCCAGAGCACCGACGGAAGGTTATGGAGCAATCTCAGGTTCATCCTAATGATTATCCTTACCTTGAAAAGATAATGCAGGAAACTCCGGATTATGTAGATAAGCCCCAGGTGAAGGCGATGATTGAGAAGGCTGGGTTTGAGGTGCCGAAGAAAAAAGCTTCAACCTTGGAGGCTTTGGGCGATCTCCTCAAATCTGACCCCAACACCTTAGGCTCCCTTGGTGGGAATATCGAAATCACCAAGCGGTTTGAGGATTTCTTTCGCTCTCTCGGATTGGGCAAACAGCCTAAAGCTAAAACTCTTTTATCTCGCCTGCGCAAAGCTGGAATCCCAAAGGATGTGTTGGAGGCGACAGGGTGGGAAGGGATTCTCGAGGCGGCTAAGCAGAATGAGTTGGTGGATGTTGAGGCGTTGTGGGAGGTAGGGCGAGGGAGTTTAGATGTTAGGCCCGAGAGGTTGGGGGAGAAGGGAGAAGTCTCGCCGGTTTATGGCCCGAATTCCTCTTTCTCTAATTGGACTGTTTCAGAAGATATGATCCCTGGGAGTTATAGGGAGAATCTTTATCAGGTTGAGCCCATCGGAGGTATGAGACGTGATAGTTTAACTAAAGAGTTAGAAGCTTTACAAGAGCGTAGGCGTCCGATATTAGATAGATTGGAGGAACTTAGGGATCAGTTAGGAGATAGTCCTGAAAAGTATAGTGAGCATGGGCGGCTACTCGAGGAGAATTTAAGACTCCACCATCGGATGAGTGAAATTGATAATAAGATTAGAGATCTTAGGCCTTACCGTGAGGAGCATTGGGTAAGATCTTCTTCAACAGGAGAGAACGTTGCGGGACATATTCGGTGGGATAAAAAGAAAGACCCAACCTCAAATACGCGAACCGCTTTCCTCGAAGAGCTTCAACCTAAATGGTATGAGGAGGTTAGGGCCGGCAAACCTGTCCCTAAACCTCCTTACCAGAAACAACACACGGACATCATGCTCCGTGATTTTGTCCAGCGGGCCGTGAAGGACCCGGAGATTAAGGAAATTGCTTGGGCTGGGCCGGGAGTCCAGATGAAACGTGGTGTCCCTAAAGCTGTAGCTGAACACTATTATGGTGAGAAGGGTGTAATAGCCAAGTTTTTCAAGAAGGAATTTAATCAGAAGCCGAAGGTGGAGAAGACCCCAGAGGCTGAGATTCTCGCAGAGACTATAGATGAAATTTTTGATCTTACAGAACTTGACACAGTGTTAGATCAATTTGATGTTGAGGTTAATGAGCTTGCCTATAAACTCTCTGTCCCCGTAACGGATAAGATGCGGAAGCTGTCTTCGGTCTTCTCGAAAAACCTCAAGCCTCTCATTGATCTCCTCAAATCTGACCCCAATGCCCTCGGATCCAATCTCGGAAATCTCAAACTCTTCGAGGCTGTAGCTAAGGATGCTGAGAGTCAAGGGATCTCGATTCGGAAACTCTTGATGCAGAGAGATGTCACCCGCCAGCAGGCGATTAAGACTGAGCGGGAGATCAAGGCCCTACTTGGACGATATAAGACTGAAACGGGAGAGACGGTTCATGCAGCTGGGTTTGAGCGGTGGAAAGGCGAGGTGGTTAAGAATGCCGACAATCCGAAACCTGACGTAAAAAAATCTATGCTCGATGTCATTTTTAACGGCACCAAAAAATGGAAGGGGAAAAGAGAGAGTGTCGTTAGAGGGATCGTCCGAAACTTCACTCCCAACGAGCGAAATGCGGAGACCTTCTTTGGGAAGAAGGGGCCTGAGTTAATCACCGTCCCTGTCCGACACGCCAGAGCGGCTGAGACGATTGAAGGCCAGATGCTTAAAGCTCGGACCAAACGGATCCATAAGGAGTTGAAAGCGAAAGCGCGTCAACGTGTAGGTGCTTATGCGATCTCTGTCCAGAAGAGAGGTTCCGAGATCCTCGCCAAACAGGGAGTCGATAGGCCTCCAAAATGGGAAGACTTGAGCCCAAAGGAGCAGACGGCATACACGGAATTGAGGAAGATCTTCGACGAGTTGGGACCGAGACTCAACGAGGATGCCCGAATCCCATCCGGCCTTGAGCCGATTAAATTATTGGAGGATTATTTCCCCTTCATGATCGACGCCCTTAAATTGAATGAGAACCAGTTTAAGATTGTCATGAAGGATCTTTCCCCGTTGAAGCTTACGATTGACCCTGACCCGATGGCGTCGGTTAAGCAGGCGAAATTAACGCGACCTGCCTTTGTCCGCCGTCGGACGGGGAGTGCGCATAATGTGGCGACGGATTCCCAGCGAATCGCGGATATGTATATTGAGAAGGCTCTCCATTATATCCACATAACTCCCGTTGTGGCCCAGCTCAACCAGTTATTGGGGCAGTTTAAGGGAAGCACACTTCCGATACCGACCAAGCCCACGTTGAGTAAGAAGGGGAAACCGATTGAGACGATGTGGTCAATCTCAGATCACAGCCCTGAAGCCCATGCGTGGTTGTCAAAATATCTTGAGGATATATCCTTTAATCGCGACCGAGAAACTTTTGGGCCGCGGACGGATAAGGCGATAAAATATCTCAATCAAAATGTGGTCTCGGCGATTATGGGTGGGTCGATTAGGACAATGATGCTCCAACCTTTTCAGCTCTTGAGCACCTTCTCCTATCTCGACGCTGATGCCGTGGCGTTAGGTGCGTGGGATGTTTTCAACCCTCAAGCCTGGGAGTCGACCATTAGGAACTCGGAGCAATTGAAACTGCGGAAGCCGAGTTATGACGCAGCTATGATGTCTTTTGAGGAGGGCTATGCAAATAGGGCATTAAATGCTCAACGACAGATAGGAAAACTCGCTATGTCCCATATCGCGGTCGTGGATTATATGTCATCTTGGATAGCCGCTCGGTCGGCTTATCATTATATCCACAAACAGATGAGGAAGGGGAAACTCCCTCAGTTAAATAAGCATGAGGTGTGGGAGCGGGTTGACCAGATTGTCGAGCGGACCCAGGGATCAGGAGAGAGATATGCACGAGCCCCGATTCAACAGAGTGTGGGAGGGAAGACGCTCACCCTCTTCCAGACTTTCGCCATTGCCCACTCCAATTTTCTCCTCCGCGACATTGTGGGCGCACCGTTTAAGGAGGGAATGACCAAAGCTGAGAGGGTTAAGGCTTTGACAAAACCGATAAAATATGGGATCGGAATGTATTATATGAATCGGGTCTTCAGCGATATCTTAGGAATGAATGACCCAATCCCTGATCCTGTCGGGAAAGCCGTTGAGGCGTATCAGGAGACTGGAGAGTGGCTCACGACATTTGAGGAGTTTGGGGTTGAGTTTGCCAGCCTCCTCCCAATCCTCGCGTCTGTCCGATATGGGAGCAGTGTGGCAGGTGCGCTCTTAGATAATGTCCAGAAGCTGATGTCCCCGGAGAAGGAGAATATAATCCGTGAGATTATTGAGTCCCCCGATCCAGCTGCGGCGCTTGAGGCGATCATTACAAACCCCCAGAGTGAGGCCGCACTCACCCTGGGAGGATTTGTTGGGATCAATCAGCTCGAGAAATCTTACGGACAATATCTGAAGGGGAAGGATTGGTGGAATGTTTTCACTGGAGAGGACGCCAGTGATTATGAAGGTTATTATGGCGGGCGGCGAGGCAAAGGAGGAGATGGATATACTATTCGATAATGGATAGATAATCCTCCAACATGTACCGAAGGGCAGCGTAATCTTTTAGCTTGATCATTATGCTATAGATATTCTGCCCTTTCTCTTTAGCTAATTTATCGACAGCTTCGGCGAGGGCCAGCCATTTTGCGTGTTCCTCCTGTTCCCAAGTATCCGCCAGTGACTCCTCCAGCCAGTAAAGACATTTACTCGATAAATTTTTTTTAGTGAGTAAAATGGGATCATCTGCATGAGGGCGGTCACAGAAGAGGAGGTGGAGTAATTCAGCATGTCTCTTTAACATATTTAATCACCTCCCCATCCATGGTTTCCGTTACGTCAATCACCCCCACCTTTCGTAGGGCGCGGACGATATTTTGGAGTTCCCAGTCGTTGGTGTCGGAGATGAAGTAATTTAATAACTTCGCATAAGTCACCTCTCCATGTTCAGCGATATACTTGATGATCTGTGGGATGATCCTTGCCGACCGATCCCTCCCAACACCCGAGAATGCCTGTTCCATCTTCCTCTCAGCCTTCGTCAATAACGACTTGGCTGAGTTAAAGTCCTCGAGGGTGAGGATCAAGTCATTCGACTTAGCCGCGCTTATGATCATCATTAGCTTGATCAAATGCGTCTGTCGTCGCGACCAGTAGCCTGAGAATCTCTGTGTGTTGAAGGGACAGCGCTCAGGCTGATTAAGATACCAGTCATAATAAATCTCCAGCGTCTCCTTCGTCATCTTAAACTGCCCCCGGAGCATCAAGATTTGGTGGAGGTCGTGGAGGAGGTTTTGATAAACACCTTGCCCCTCTTCGGTTAGAGCGAAGATAGGGATAGATTTGAACCTCGCCCATTGCTCATAAATAATCAACATCCTGGAGGTGAGACCCCCACCAATGGCGTCTAAAGGGAGGGATGATTGGATAAGATCCGGTGTTGTCGCTCCAATCAGGTTTACATAGACGCCTCTCAATCGATCCATCCCCGATGTTTTCGTCTCATACGACCATTCGTTGTGGCAGTCAAACCAATCGGTCAGATCCGCCATTAACTGGGCATTATCCTGTCCCAAAAAGACAGTAAACTCTTTCGAGAAGATGGTAATTGAGCAATGTTCCTCAATCGTCCCCTCCTCATGGGTGATAACGTCCGTACATTCTTTCAGTCGGTTAATCAATCTCGCTCTGGTGATTGACTCAGCGGACATAGGGATTTGAAGCTCGTTTAATAATTGTCCCGCCGGTTTCATCGCTGTCCCCTTCCGAGCCTGTCCAGGAGGGGAGCATAAGATTATGTAGAGATTTGGGTAGAAGGTTAATTGGCCTAATTGGAAATATGTTTTCCTCTGTAGGGCAGCTGCAATCGCCGAGACAGCTGACCATACGAGGAAGGATTCTGGTGGCTCAGAGTCTTTATTATATTCCAGATAACCTTCGATCCAATCTGATAAATGCCTATCCATAACGCCTCCCTACTTCTTCAGTTGTGAATAGACATCTTCGAGTTTCATCGCTAACGTTTTTCGGTCATATGGAAACTCAGGCCCTTTCAACTCAATCCCATCCTTCTTCCCATACGTTAAGCCTATGATCATATCAGCCGGGACTTGGAAGCTCAACCCGTGGGGAGTTGTTAATTCCTTCTCCATATACGATCTGATCGTTAGGATACCCTTGGCAATAGCCTCCCACCCACGGTTCAGGAAAAACTGGAAGGCAAGGTCGTCATGGGTTTGGGTTGAGATGTTGCAGACATCCATCAACTGCTCATTTGCGTAACATCGGTTTAGGACTTCAGTCATTAAGGTCCCGACAGTCCCCTGGGAGATGGCTGGGTACATATCTTGGAAGCCATAAGTATCCAGCTTGCCGAAATAGGTGTAGGTGCGGCCCAGGAGGTCCTTGATGGTCCTTGTCTTTCGCAGTTGTTGCTGAACGTATCCATGAAAGACCATTCGGACGCCGGGATAAACAGTGTGGTATTTTTCCACCAGAATTTTTGCGTCACGCTCCATGATCTCCCAATACATCGCTGCCTTCTTATACCCTAATCCATAGTTAAGCCCGTGGTTGGTGTTTTTCCCCCATGCTCTCCAGGTCTTATTTCCATGACCCATTGAAGCACAGATCTCATCGTCAGCTTCTTCCTTAATCTTCTCATAAGACTTCCCAGAGATGAGGGCTCCTGTCAAGGCGTGGACATCCAGCCCATTCTCGAAGGCCTCAATCATCTTACTCTCTCTCGCCACATAAGCGACGATCCTGTTCTCAACCTGAGAGAGATCGAGTGAGATAAAGACGCACCCTTCATCAGGGACCATCACGGATCGTAAGGGGATAGGCCAATTTTGAAGGTTCATCCCTGTCCCAAATATCGTCTTGCTTGAGGATAAGCGAGAAAATCTCGTCCCCGCTGGGTTGTAGAAGCATCGGATGCGTCCGTCAGGATCGACTTTGTCAGGGTTTAGATAATTGGAAGCTATCTTCCTCGCGCCTCTTATATCCCTAACCAACCCGGCTTCTGGGTAACCTTTGGCTATATATCGTTTAAGCGCATCATCATCAGTGGAAAATTTCCCTGACTTCCCCTTATATTTTTTCGCCCCCAATACATTCCAGAAATACTCCTGCATCTGTTTTGGGGAGTTGGGAAGTTTGGCGTTGAAGAGAGGGTTTGTTGTTTTCTCCTTGACGTGGGAGAGAAGCTCATTGGTTAATTGATTAACCTCTTCCTTCTTCTCCTTCTCCATCGTCATCATCCGAGGGAGATCAATTTTTATCCCATATTCCTGCATAAACGTCAAGGGCTCGATGGATTCGCAGACAGCCTTATAGTGAGGCCACATATCCATCTTATCTAACTGCTCCTCCATCCCCACAATGGCGATCTCACATACGATTGAGTCGAGGGCGTTATAAGCCCAGAAGCTCTCCCAATTCCCAGACTTCCCCGTTATGAACTCTTTCCCATCTCCCTTATAATAATTGAGGGTTGTCCAGAGATGGGTGATCATATCCAAGCCCTTCGGCAGGTCCCCCATAAGCATCTGTTGGGCGACCATTGTGTCGAGGATATTTCTGACCCTAATCCCATAACGTCTGAACATGAAGTGGTTGTCGAAGCATAGGTTCTGCCCGACCTTCTCGATTTTCACATTCTCAAACAAATCAGCGACGCGACAAAAGACTTCGCTCTCTTGAGGCGGGGTTAGATAATGATTATATCCCCCATGCTTATCTGGCTCGATTAAGGGGATCGACATTCCACTGTGGTCGATTGAGATTGAGAAGCAAGAGATTTGTTTATCAAGCCCTTGGCCGGCAACTTCGAGGTCATAAGCGAAACGGTTGACGGTTTTGGCATAATCCAAGAAATCAATAATCATCTTATAAGTGGGTTGGGTTATGATCTCATACTGGTCCCAATCTATCGTCCCCTCCTGAATCATCCTCGCTCTCTTGAGGTCATGGGTCAAAACCCATTTCAACGGATACTGATTCTTGGGAGGGATGATCCGAGCTGGGTGGATCGACGGGATGACCTTGTGTGGGGAGATGAGAGAATCTAAATACGACCCAGCCCAAGCGTCGATCCCATCTCTCCCAGTCAAAATCTTTAACGCCAACCCACCGAGGGCAATGATGATGGCGTCGGGATTGAGGGGAGATAATTCATCTCTTAACTTCCCCTGCCATTTAATCCCCTCCTGGGTTAGCTTCTTGTTCTTAAGGTAAGTCTCAACAGGATTGCCCCATTCCTTAACAACATTCGTGACATAACAATCTGTCCGATTGATCCCCGCGACGGAGCAATTCTGCCAAAGCTCCATCCCGGCAGGGCCGACGAGAGGTTCTCCAAATTTCACCTCCTGTCGACCAGGCTGCTCGGCGACGATTATATATTTTTTAGCGCTCCCCTTCGGGTGAACGTAAGTCATCTTTTTCCTCCCGTCTTATCCAGTGTTCACAATGACCATTCCAGGATGGGACAAAATTATTATAAGATTGCCGAGGATGGTTTGAGGGTATCCCTCTTGCACACGTCTCCCTTAATGGGCAGAAATGATTTACACACAAACTGTAGTCCATCATCTTCTCCTATTGGATATACTTCTGAACGAGGTAATGGAAATTATCCTTAAACTCTGGGACAATGTCGAAGGCCTCACATGACATCTGACAAAGATGTGCGGCAATAATTGTTATCCCTGATCCAGCGCAGGGACAGAGGACACGTTGACCCTCATGGCCGAAAACGGTTAAGATATCCTGGATCAGTGACAAGGGGCGCTGAGCTGTGTGGAGTTTTTCCCCACCTGTGTGGCGGAAGACATTGTTGACGTGTCTTTGGATTTCAGCCTTCCCCTTCCGAGCGTAAATGAAACACTCATAGGAGGAGCCGAGGACAAAGTTAGGATTGGTGGTCTGACCCTTGGCCTTATCCCACATCCCCATTGTTTGAGGAACCTTGAATCCGACCTCCCGGAGGAGCCCACCTTTTAATCTCTTAACCGTCTTTTTGGGGGCGTCTATATTCCCAGGGTTGAAGCCGAAGAAGATTGGCATCCACTCCTGAGATTGCCACAAGATGAGCCATCCGTCGTTATCCATCAGAGTCCAGATTTTGTGGAGTTTCTCCAGCATCCAATCTATGTATGTTTGAGCATCAAGGTCGGTGTAAAAATTGTCACCGATTGATGTCGAGGTTCTGCTCTGTTTCCTCAACTCAATAATGTCAATCGCATAAGGTGGATCGAACTCGACAATTTGAAAAGGCCCTTCAATCTCAGCCTCTCCAAAATCCTCCACCCGATAAGAGTCAATCAATCTTTGTTTGACCCCAGGACCCTCGGCTGTGAGATCCTGTCGCGCCTTGTCAATCCCAATCTGGCGCTTGGCGTCTCTCTCAGCGTCGCGCAAAAACTTCTCTATGTCACTCTTCTTCTCAACGGTGTTCAGGGTCGCTTGGATCCCCTCAGGGAGTTGAGACACCTTCTCATAGATCTTAAGGTCATTCCCAATGGAAGCCGGGGTCCTCCCCAACGTTTTCGCCGTGTCCTTAATTGTGTGCCCAGGTGTGTTCGCGTCTCCCGAGCCAAACTTTATCTGGTAAAGGCGATGAATTTCTGCCTGAAGTTTCATCTTCTCCAGTGGAGTCATCTGTTTTCGGTCAATATTCTCAGCCAGCTCCACCATTCTCGTCTCATAAGCATCCATCCCATCGAGGACACGACAGGTTATCTCCTCCCTACCAGCGAGCTTTGCCGCCTCATACCGACGACCGCCAAAGACTATCTCGTATCCATTCTCCACGGGTTTAACCCCAGGAGGCTGGAGGATCTTCCCCTTCTTATATGCATCGGTTAAGGCGGTCAAATCGCCCAGGTCGGATCTGAAACGTTCTGCCATGTCTATCTTATCCAATGCAATGCGCTCAAATTTCATAGCCATAATCGTCTCCTATTCATCTCCATCTAGAAGTTTAAGAAAATCTTCGGGATTCAACCCTGCAGCAATATTAGCCAACTTATCTTGTTTCGTCTTCTTCTTTTTGGCCGGGGCTTTTTTAACCTTATTCTTAGGCGCCACGGCATCCATAATCTTAAATCGGGAGTTGCGATTGGATAAGATTATCCCAATCACCTCCTTTTCGGAGCAGTTTATGAATAAAGGTTTCAGAGCTTCAAGACGCATTTTCATCTCCCTCTTTGTAATCACTCAGTATTATTCTAAGCTTTTCATCTAACCTGCCAAGATTATAAACTTTACGAATTATCTTAGGTACCCAACTCAAGTCACGACTAAATGATACATCTTCCGGCTCAAAATAGTCGGATTCAAGTAGTATTGTTACGTGGTTATGTCTGACACGAAGATACAAATCATCATCCCCATTAGCGATTTCCGCCTGCTCATTGGGGGAAAGGTTTTTATACTCAGCTATTGAGATTTCAAGCATTTTCATCCTCCTTCTCCCATCCCGCTGCCTCTTGATAGGCGTCACGCAATTGGATAATATCATCTGCTGCAACGGTATAAACTGGCGGATCAGGATCTTCCTCAACCTCCAGGGTGTGAAAAAGTAATCCTGCCACGGACTCCATGACGCGTTCATATTTGTTCGCTTCATCCGACAGCTTTTCCTCGCCACCTCCATAACCAATTACTCTTATAATCTTATTCGCTTCCTGCCGATCAAGCCAACGTTCTTTTTCAGACAGACTCTTGTAGGCCGTCATCATCTGTCGGGTCCATCGCTCAACCTCCTCTTTAGGGATGACTAAGGCGTCAGTCTCAGCTTGGAACCCATCTGGGGCATAGGGGATGCGTTTGGAGAATAAGTATTCCATCCACGAACTCCAGGCTCGATGTGCATATTCCGCAAGACGTTCTATTTTCGCTTCGTGTTGTCGGCAGTTGAGGCACATGATCTGTTCTTTAAGCTCAGACTCAAGCACCAACCGTCTACACACAGGGCATAATGTAAGCAATTCCTCTTTATCTGTCATTTTAGCTCCCTCCTCCTTAGCCTTGAATGGATTGTTTGAGCAATTCTTGCACTCATGTGCCCATCCGCATTGCCCACCTTCTTCAAACCACCGTTCTGGTTTTGGGCACTCGCTTTTATCCTTCATCTTTATCTTTATCTCCCTCCTTCACGATGTCAAAAATTGATTCCCCATTCTCAATCCTCTTCATGGCCTTCGTAATCAAGACACTTATAAGGAGACGCTTCATCCCATGATCTAATCTTCGCAGGAATTTTTCCTGCTCGTCATTGAGCTCGACGTTTAACCGGTACATAATCACCTCCTATTCATCTTCCACCGGTTCATAAGTCTTGTTGAAAATATCTGGCTTGCACGGATATCGCTCACCTTTAACACTAGTTATAATCCAGTCACCAGGGCATACTCGATGACCGCCTTCCGGTGTGTCGATCCATCCATGACGGTCTATCATGTTGCCGCATTGGTTACAAATTGTATCACCTGGTATATTTGGATGACGAAACCTTCGAACGACCTGACCCTCGCTATAAAATACTTGGTCTGCACAATCTTGTATCAATACTGAGTTATCTTCCGGATGGTCGCCATTCTTAAACCATTGAGAAGCCTTAATGATAACCGACTTTTTTTCTATATTTTCTAAGGATCTTTCGGCTACTCATCTCGCACCTCCAATAACCATCTCAATAAATTTATTTTATCGACTGAAAAAGGGTGAGGAGAAATCATATCTCCCCACCCTTAGGTTAATCAGCTACTTCCCGGTTACCCAGTGCTCCAACCGATTCCTCTGGCCATAGGTTGTATCTTCATCAATGGAGATAATTCCCCACGCGGTCTCTCCGATCAGGTCACGGAAATCGAACTTGGTCGTTCTAGTGACATTAAAGGCGTCGGTCAGGTCCTTAAATGCCTTCCGCGCTTTGGCCTGAGCCTTGGCTTCACGTCCACTCGCAGGCAAAGGGACAAAAATGGTGAAGTCATTATAGGCTGCATTCCCCTCTGTCTTGATGTCCAACCGTGGGAGGATGTAGGGGAAGCCATTCTTATCCTTCCTCACAACGCCACCTGTCGTGTCGTCCAGAACGAAACCTGTCAATTCGAGGAGAACCTCTCCGGCAGGGTGGGCCTTAAGTTCCTCGGCACCTTCAATCTCCTCTAGCTCTTCTTCACTAAACTCAAATTCAAATACGCTCATCTCTTAACCCTCCAACTCTTCTGTTGTGTAAACGGATCCGCCAAACACAGCGGGGCAAAACCAACGAGCGCCATTCGTCAACGCTCTGGCGAATAGCATATTCCGCCTGTATTTGACCCAGACATCCTTCTTGTGCAGGTTCGCTTGTTTTGCGTCGTTAAAAGTGAATATGCTCTGTCCAATGTTCTCCCACTCACCTCCTTCCTTCTCGAAGAAATTGATTGCACAGCTCTCTTCATCGTGGGTGAAGATTCGATACTTGAATCTCCCACTTTGCTGAATGAGAGCCCCGATCGCCGTTGACTCCAAAGCCAATTTGCCCTTGACTAGATAGACGGCACTCACTGACTGGAACTCCGACAACCCGAGAGACTGCCCGGCGAGAATCTTGGCAACTGCTTGGTGAGCGTTGCCAATGTCGAAATTCCCTGCTTTATAAAGACTGTCTGCGATGAGAAAGATTCGTCTCAAATCCTCGGGAGCTGATTGATCCGCCAGTGTTTCCGTGGTAGGGGCTACGGCATAAGTTTTGACAATATCTTCTTCAGTCTTCTGAATATCCATCTTAATCCTCCAATCCCAATTCCAGATTAACTCTCGATTCTTTCTCCAATGGGTCCCAGTGGAAAATGCTGAACCCGCTTGGGACGTGATCAGTGTGCTCCAACGGGTTCTCCCATGCGGTGCATAGGTTGAGGTAGGGACACTCCCGCCCAAAGAATTTATGGCAGTCGATCTCCCTCATAGGGAAAGACCCCATAATCTTCCCAGGATTCTTGATCTCCCGATGGAGGATGGCGTATTCATCCTCCAACAATTCCACCTTCCTCCGCATATTCCAATACCACACGTTCATCCGGGAGGGTTCTTTGTGAATGAGATGCCGAGTCAGCTTGACGTGTCGGAAAGGATCTTTCATGTCCTTTTTCTGGTCAAGCTTGGTCCGCTTTGAGAAACAAATCTCGTTGATAATCACCCCACCATAACGCTTCTCCCCATATTGGGAGTAGATGACATGGGAATAAGTCCCAGGCTGGAGATCCAGCACCCATTTATTTGGTTGGGACGGGAAGGAAGCCGTTTTATGCTCGAGGGCGAAGACTTGTTTCCCGTCCGTGACCACAGCGTCCATCCTGAAGGCGATGGAGAATCTCTTCGTTAAGAGGCATCGCCCTGACACCTCAATCATCGGAGAGCCTTCATGTAAGACAGGCTTATATATGCTGTGGTCATTATAAGACCCGCAGTAATGAATCAGCGCCAAAGCTACCCTCCATGGGACCTTCGGCTCGTAGATCTCATCCGTCTGCTCGGGATATTCATCTGTCCGATAGGCTTCCTCGAAGATCTTAAACGCCTCATAGACCCTTGGGTAAGCCTCGACAGTGATCAGGGTGGCTTCTTTCAACTCATACCCCTTGCTCATCAACATGGAGATAACCTCTCCTCCATGGATGACATTCTTATCCCATGGGTTAAGCATAAGGTGCTCAAGGGCCTGGTGAAAGCAATCTCCAAAATGTAAATGGTTGACAGATCCACTTCGCCTCCACCCCAAAATGTATTCGTAAAAATACATCCTCGGGCACTGGGTGAAAGCTCGCATCTTCGTGGTGTCGATCTTATCAATTTTCAGGTTCATTCTCATCACTCCTCCCTTAGGCTCGTTAGGTCAAGTTCTCTTGGCAAATACTTTCCCTTCTTTGCGTCATAAAGGAGAATCTTTGCTTGACCAAACTTCATTGTTTGGATTGCCGTGGCCAGCACACATAGTTGCTGGAGCCCTCCCATTAATATCCAGTCTTCCTTGGTGGAGTTGGACATCTTCTCCACGAATTGCCTCAACATCCCTCCGGTGTTAAACCGGTTTACCGACCCATGCGTTAGGTAGATCAATCTTCCAAACCGTTGGGCGTCGTCGTAATTGTGGAAACCTTTGTTAGGAATCCATACGTTAGCCATCTAAATCACCTCCTTTGCAATCGCGAAAAGGGGGCACCCCTTTTTCGATTTGGTTTGATATCTGACCCTCAGCTTACGCCCAATCACTTCTGGACCTTCCTCCCAGAGCCGCTTTCGCTCTGCATGATCCAACTCCCCAGCGCCGACGGAAAAGATTCCATCTGGGTCCGATTCAGGATGAACGATGAAAGCACCGAGGGTTGCCTTTGGAATTCCATGCTTATCAATGGCTTCGTTGAGCCCGCAGATGATGTAGGTGTCTTCCTGTTTGGGCTTGAATTTCATCACCTTATTCGATCTCTTCCTCTCATAATAAGCGAGGGGATGACGGATGATTATTCCCTCATAACCCAAGTCGACAAGAGTTTTATAACGTCTTTTAATCTCCTCAAGAGAATAGACCATTGCTGAGGTGACGACAAAGATGTTAGAAACATTCATGTACTCAGGGGCGTCAACAATCTTCTCAAGTATTCCTAACCTGTGGGTTTGATGGTGCTCTGAGATGAGGTCAAAGATATCATAGCTTATCGATAAGTAATTCCGATGGAGAGCTTTCTTCCGTGAGACGATTGAGTGGATCTCCTCTCTCGGCATCCGATGACAATAGAGCTCACCATCAAGCTCTTGAATTTCTGGGTCGAGGTCGAGCGACTTTAACTGGTGATTTATGTGAGGGACGGACAAGATTTGATTCTGTTCCGAGGATAAGAGGACCCACTCCCCGGAGTCAGAATCTCTGAGAGCCCTGCATCGCTCTCCGTCGAGTTTTGGTTGGATGATGACTGGCCATTGCCAGTTAAATTTCTTATCAATTAGTCTTCTTTCTTCATACGGATAAGCCTTCATTATCCCTATCCATCGAGGCATCATTGTCTCCTTTCTTATCGGTTAAAATGGAGCCCCCAAATGAATGAGGGCTCCGTTGAGAAGGTTTAGGCGCCTGAAGCAGCCATCTTTTTGATCTGAGCCGCGTTCATGTGAGGCATCATTTGCGCAAGGACGGCCTCCCGATCCTCCTGAGACAGATTGCGATACTGTGCCGCAGAGTCCTTGATGTTCGGCGGCTTCGATGACCGCGAGATGGAGTGATCGAGGGTCCACTCGCTCCCAAGCGTTTTAAGCTCCTCGGCCCGGTCGTTGCCCATAAGGTAACGGGCCGTGTTCTGAACCAGGACGACGGCTCTCTTCCGCAGCTCATCCTGCTTGGTCTCCGGCTTTGAGTTCTCGATGGCCTGGTTGAGATCCATCTTGATCGCGACCTTCTTGTAGCCGATGGGGTTGTCATTGTCGTCCTTGATGGTCGCCTTGGCCTTGATCAGATCGGGGCCTTCCCCTAACGTCCCAAGGTCCTCGGTCATCACACCATTGCCATTGCCTTCGTTGCCAGTCTCGATTGTGTCAGTCATAATTAAAACCCTCCTGAAAAGTCGATAAAATAAATTTATTCGCTCCGATTACATTCTTACCAAATTAAGTTTATCACCCCCTTTCCCTTCATCATTCATTCATCATCAAGATCAATAATATCATTTATGTATGTTTATGTCAAATGATTTTTCATCCCTAAAACAACTGGTCCAAAGGGTTATAAGTCTCCTTTGTCGGCTTTGTCCGAGGAGGAAACTTATTGTGGTAATAACAAAGGTCTCCTCTCTTAACCCCTTTCATAAAGGAGAAGGTTTCCGATGGACTATTTGGCATCTCAAACTTAACCGTCTCCGATTTTGGGTCGCAAAAAAGCTGAGCCTCTTGTTTGCATCCAGTGATTGTGCAAGTCTTCATTCATCCTCCTCCAAAGCTCTGATGACATCGTTTAGCATTGGGTTATCCTCAGACTCTTTGAGATCCTCCCTTCGAACTTCAATGTTCTTCTCTGCCTGTCCCTCGCTCAAAATCTTGAGGGCCTGCCCATCCTCAATCACCCGGAACTGTGGGTAATGCTCCAAAATCACCTGAGCATACTTTTCCACAGCTGATGCGTGGAGTTTGGCCATTGTCTCAGGATAATACCCTAACTCCCGCTCGAAAAATAACTTGATGGTTGCGAGCCGTTTGATTTCAGCTCTCACAGTCACGGCCCTTCTCATGAGCTCCCCCTGAGGACCTCGATCAATTCCCTCCGCGCAATAGCGGATGTTGGGTGGCGGAGATAATTCCGAGAATATCGGGTTAATCTGGTCAATATTATCCTTTTCCTCCGCAGTGCGAGGAGGAGGAAGAGCAGCCCCAAGGATTGAGTTATGATTATGAAGGTTTCCATCGTCATCCTTTCCGAGCAGTTTATCGTCATGCTCAGGACATTAGTGGTTATTCCTCGGTTAGTGTTTTCAGGATCTCGATTGCATCCTTTAACTCCACCCGATCTTGAGACCTAATGTTGATGAATAGATCCTCATCCAGGGAGGAGTTAAAACACTGCGCCCCATCCGCATCAACCCATCCCTCGATTGAGGGAGGGAGATTCTCCCTCTCCGACGTGACCTGGACTGTCCATAGATCGGGTGAGGGAGACTCCCAATTAACGCAGATGATTCCAAAGCAAATCGTCGCGACGTAGACGCATTTCCTCCAGCTCCATTTCGAGATGGTTAATCGCTTTCTCAAGGTCCTTAATCCCATCTTCTAATCTCCCTCGCTCAGTGGTTTCATCAGTTTTCGCTTCAGCCCTGAAGATATACGCAATCGCCGTAGCCCTGTTATATGGCAGCCCTGAGATTACGTCGTTCAACTCCCAAGCCAGACGTGGGAGCTTGTAATAATCAGGACATTCGTGACGGAATCTCTTTGGGAGATCACCGCTTTGTGGGAAATTCTCTATAGGTTTTGGATATTTTCCCCATCCCTCATTCTCCTTAGCCACCCGGAAACCTATCCCCATATCGTCGGCATCAGCTTCGAGATTATGACTGGAGTTAGATTGGCAGAAATTATTATACTCCCGAAAACTCCCGCCATGACAGGTTACATAATCAATCATGGGATCGAAGGACTTCTCTTCATCACACCACTCCCAGACATTACCGTGCATATCATAAAGACCCCAAGCGTTGGGCTCCTTTTGACCGACCTGATGAAGTTTCCCATCTGAATTTCCTACAAACCATCCAGCCCGGTCGAGATCCGCCTCCGAATCCCCTGTGTAAAATCGAGTTGTCGTCCCAGCTCGACAAGCGTATTCCCATTCATTCGAGGTAGGCAATCGCCCACCCGCCCATTTAGCATAAGCCATGGCTTCAAACCAGGAGACTCCGACGACAGGTTGATCTGGGTGGTTAAATGCGGTGAGGTTCCAAAGTTTCGGCTCTTTCAGCTTGGGATTATCCCCAAGGAACATGGCGTATTCCCGATTCGTCACTGGATATTTACACATCTTAAACGTAGGGATCACAATCTTCTCCCCATTTCTCTCAAGAATTCCCTCTGGAATGATTCTCATGTCAAAATCCTTTCTTCCCAAAAGTTTATCCTTAGCCACTCGGAAACCCTGATTTGTCATTCTGCTACCAGCGGAGCCCCAACCACAGAACTCTGATCGACAGTATCCATCAAGGCTAGTCCAGCTCCCACCTCTTAATGATCTTCGATTCTCCATCTAATCCTCCCTCACTGGAGAGTTGAGATCCAATTGAGACAACATCTTCACCTCAGCCTCCTCCAGGTAAGACCAAGCGAAATGGGAGAAGTGATTTAGCGCAATCTCCAGTCTCATAGACTGAACTCCACCGTCTCCCATATAAACCCAGATCAATTTAAGAGAGTTGAACTGCTCAACGACCTCAGGGTCTGGGCTGACCTCTTTCGAGTCATAGAATCGCAACATTACTCCATCCCTTTCCATTCCCAGTGTGGCCCATGGACGATAAGGCCTACGATTTCTCTCATCAACAGTCCGCCTATCCCAAAGCGGGCCAATTCGTAACCTTTGTTTATCACCTCCTCTCGAAGATCCTCCTTCTCTTCAATCTGAATCGATCCCACCTGAATCCCCTCATGCTGAAGGGTCAAGAATTTCTTAATGAGATCAATTTGTTTCTCTCGCTGATTTTGAGGGAAAATCTTCACGTGTGTTTTCCCCATCTCGTCAGTTTCAATCTCAGCAATCGGCCCGTCTTCATTAGGGAGAGATATGACTAATGTCCTGAGCTCCCTTAAGACCTCCAGTTTCTGAGTCTCTAACCGCTCTTGCGCTTTGATCTCCTCCATCCGAAGGAGGATTTCGTTTCCTCTGATTCCGCTGATTCCGCACCCTGATCCGGATAGGGCAAGCAATGCTCCGACAGCGATTGACATTACAAGTTTCTTCCTCTTCCTTGGATACATATAAGCACCTCATTTCTCCCTCCTTTATCCCCACAGTGACCCAATGGAGACCCCCTGGACTGACCATTCAGCCACAGCGTGTTCATCCAATGGGGAGACTTCGATAATTGAGGACTCCGTTTCATCCAGATTATTCCTCCTGTAAAAGCACTCATCACAGAAGAAATAATTGATCTTCAACTCCTTCCCGCAGTCTCGACAGAATCGTTTCTTCTTCCTCAGTTTGAAGGGGATCGCCCTTTCCCGAGATAATCCGTTTGAGGTGTATTTTCTCTCAAATTTCGATGGATTAAATTCCTCCCCCTGGAGCTGAGCCCACAATCCCCTCCTCGTTAGCTCAGTGATGAGGATTCCCTCCCCCTCGGCCCACAAGAGGATCTCATGCTCATCCCTTAGGTTATATTTGAGCGTGTGGGGACGCTCCCCTTTTGTTTTTCTCATCCAATCCTCGGAGGGGATTGGGATGGGAGTTTGATCCTTATATTGTTGGATCACCGCCCTCCGGCATAGCTCGGAGACGGAGACTCCCTTCAAATTTGCATAATCTCTTAGGTAAGAATAGAAAAGCTTGCTCATATTGGTTGCGGCCATTTTCTCCCTCCTATGTTATTATCTCGATTATTATTGTGACAATTAGCACCGTAATCAACACCCAATCAGGAATCAGATCCATTTGATCTCCATAAAAAAGAGGGCGACCCAATCGAGCCGCCCTCTCGTTCTTAGATGAAGTCTTCTCCCTCCACTTGTCCTCTTACTTCTTCGATAATTGCCTCCATAAGTTGGAGCTTATCCCTGTCCCTGTCTTCATTTCTAGCCGGAATCTGTGGGAGCTCAAAATCTAAAGCACTCCCGTCAAACTCAATCTCTGACAGTTCAGTAACTTCCACGCCTTCGGGAGGGTCCATGAGTGATGCTTGGAAGGTAATGTTGGTCGTCTTTTTGATCCGGACATTCAAAGTTACCTGAATCCCCACGGTTTCCTCTTCCGTGAACTGCCCCTTCTTTGCTGGATACCTAAGCGTCATTTTCAGCTCCTTTCTCAACCTGCTCATTGACCTCATCAATAATCACGTTTGTAAACATCGCCTTAATGTGATTTGGGATCCTATATTCCTCCAGGTCCAAAACAGTTCCGTTAATCTCCAACCGAACCGCCTCTGTGAGCTCCTCCCCTTCGGGAGGATCCCACAGCTTTTGTGGCAGCCCATTTTGAGCCCACGTTCTAAGCGTAACTTTTATGGGAATTTTCATCTCCACAATTTTAACCGTTACCGATTCGTTTAACATAATCTCCGCTCTCTCTTTAGGCGATAAAATTATTTTATCGACTCAAATCGTTTGCTCATAAGCTCGTCATATTCTCTTAAGTCATCTGAAAACACCCGCAAAATGTCGTCTAAATCTCCTCCCGTCCCGACCGTGAAGTGAATTCGCAGTCTCATCTCCTCAAGAATTTCCTCCGAGAAATAGGCCAGTTCTTTTCTCAGCTTATCGGCTTTGTGGTGGAGTTTTTCCACCTCCTTCTCCTCCAAGTTCATCCCAATCCCCTACTGTCAAAACCCAGCATGGACAACACCCGTCTTTCCTCAACCGTAAGTTCCACGTTGACTGCCGCTAATTGTTGCTCCACCTGGTGGTTGGTTCCCCACGTGAGGCACTCCTTAACGAAGCTCTTAAAGAACTCAGTCTGCTCATCCGACCCGCTCTGGGCCAGTTGAGCCCCGACCTGACTCCAATCAATGTCTCTCAATCCCATTCTCATCTTAATTCTCCTTCCCTTTTTTAGGTTACCTTAATCACTCGTCCTTCTTTCACCTCCGCCACGCCGTAAATCCATCTCGGTCTCCTTAATGCACAGGTGAAATCCTGAGCTCCCACAGCGTTATATTATCCAAGCGATTCTCTGCTTCTTCCCTTGACTCGTAGGTCCCTTGGAATGTGGCGTTTGGCGAGAAGCTATGTGCTACCTCCTCCTCTATCCATCCATTTGGGTTATTCGCTGTCCACCGATTGTCTCGGTCGACCTTGAGAACTTGCCCGTTCCCGCGTTTCGAGTCAAACACTACCGCATATCTTATATCCATCTCAGTCTCCTTCCCTTTTAAGTTACCTTAACCACTTTCCCATTCTTAACTACCGCTCGTCCGTAATAACGATGAGGCTGAGGGAAATGAGGTCCTTCGAATGTGACTGTGTCATCCTCCACGAGGATCTGTCCCCATGGAGTGTTCCTTTTGGCGAGAACTTCCCTCCCCTCTTCGATCGCCCTCTTATAGGCGACCTTCGAGGGAAGGTTAGGATACAGATAACAAGACATCAGCTTTCCTCTCTCTCTCACTGTTTCTCAGGATGCTAAGGAGGTCTGTCATATCTCCTCCTCATCCAAAGTCTTCGCAAGCTCCTCGATATACTCAGCTACTTCATCTAAGAAGCCAAATAATCTAACCTGCCTAAAGGCGGCTTCTTTCAACACTTTTTCCCGCCGGTCTTTATCAAACCTCTCTCGTTCGGTGCTTGTTGTTGTGGTTCTGTTCTGTGAAGTCATCCTTTATCTCCGCTCTCCAGTTTTCTCCAACATTTTTGGTAGTCAGTGTTAAACCTGACTCCGTTATCTAACACGTAAACAATTATTCCCCATACATTGGCGACTTCCACCACCCTACTTTACGCACCTGTGTAGATGTTCTTAATGAGATCACCTGCTCGGAATTTGACTCGGACATTCCTACGTCTATCTTGCAGGTCACTCCGACTTAGGTTACTTGGATAATTAAACATCTTTATCTCCTTCTAATTGAGATTGAGATTGAGATTGAGATTGCCTCACCCTCTCTTATCGGGCACGCCCGCACACTGGGTTGGTGTGGAGAGGGTGAGGGAGGTTCTTATTCATTTAAGGTTTTTCCCAACTCCTGCCGTTGCCTTCATCCTCAATTAGGACATATAGGAGGTCATTCAGATTCCCTCCTGCTTCTTTAGCCTGTCGGAGACGAGCTATAAGCCGTGGCCTCTCGTCGACAGGGATGAAACCTAAGATCCCACGAGCCTGTTTCAGCTCGTAGATCATCTGCCAGTTTGCCATTATCTCACCTCCTCTCCTCAATAAATTTAATCTAGTCTGATGGACCGACATTTTGGACAGGTCCAGAACATATCCAGACCCTTCCCTGTTCTTATCTGCGTATACCATACCCTGTCGCCGATAGGGATATGATCTCGGCACTCGCAACATCTCATCGGCTCGCTGGTGTCGACCCACCTTTCTTCCACTACGGTGTTCTTATACGGTATGCTACTGTACCTCATTTTTTATCTCCTTTTTCCTCTCCTCTCAATGGAGGGAGGAGCGTTTCGAGATCCTATAGGTCCTTCGCTCTGTATGTCGTCAGGACTCCCTCATTAAATCCTCGAGCCTCCTTCCACTCACGCTCTTTGGTGCCACCATAAACGACAGCCTCAAACTCCCCATAACCATTATCTCTAATCAATACTCCCCAAATTACTGAGTCGATAGCCTCCTCTCTTGCCTTCGCCCTTGCGTTGATGAGTGCTCTCTCCGTTAGCATTTCCCAATTCTCCATTTTTTGACCCTTTCTTTTTTGCCTCCACCTCATCGGCTTCGGCGTTTAGAGTTTATACTCTTCCTTTCCATCAATTCGAGATCCTCATTCAATCTCAATCATTCATTATCATTATATATGATTCATGAATGATTGTCAAACGATTTAAAATCACCTCCAAACATCAATAAAATCAATGATTTATAAATAATTTAACCCTTTGGCACGATAATTGCATCCGAACCATCCGAATCAAACGAACCATCCGAACCATCCGAACCACTCGAGCCTTTTTCATCGGATGATCTCAAATGAATCAGATGAATCAATTTACCTTTAATTATTAGATGATTTTTTAACCTAATTATTCTAGAGAGAAGAGAGAGAGTTTATTTAGTTTTTTATTTCCTTCTTTTTTTTTTTTTAAACCT